ACCTCACACAGGAGCAAAGAAGTGCAATTTCTGGTGTGTATAGTAACCTTCAAGAGGATCATCAATTCGGGGCTGAGTATTCACGTGCAGCCATACAGTATCTACTGTATGGTAGCGTGACTGAGCAGTACGTTGTGGGTGGCAAGTCTTGGGAAACAATTAAGTCCTTATTCAAGTCAGTCCAGCGATTCCTTGCGAGAACGCTCGGCAAGGAAATCAACGAAAACTTAGAAGCTGCTGCGGTTATCAATGATTCAGTAGATTTAGTTCTTCGTTCTGACCCGGACGCTAGAATAACTAATCAAAAGATAGCCAAGGAATCCAAAAGAATATCTGATCCATCCGTTGACACTGAAGTAATTGTCAACGCAGCAAACCCTCCGAGTAAAAAGAAAAAGATTGGTTTCTATGATAAGTTCATAAATACAGCCAGTACGGTTCTAAGCGACATCAGCCCGAGGATTGAAAGATTGTTTCAGCAGTACTTGAACAAGGTGGATTCCACCATTCAGCAACGACTGAAGAGCATCAGCCCATTCATAAAAAAGTTTAATGGCATAAGGAATGAAGAAGAAAAGCGTAGGCTGAAGCAGTTATTGTACTACAGCCCATCGGTAAAGGGCAGTCAGGACGCCGTGGCATTAAGCCGGGAAAGGGATCTACTGCTCCAGAAGTACGGTATGTTCAATGACTACAACCTAGTTGTACGCCCGATACTGGACGACATCCGGCAGCAGGCGAACGAGCAGGGTATGGATGTTGATTACCTCGAGGATTATTTTCCCCGGCGTGTTCTGGATCTAGCTAAATTAGAACAGGTCCTCGGCAAGACTGTTGCTGTGGACTTCCGTTCCTACATACAAAGGATCAACGAGGACCGGGCAAAGGAAACGGATATTACCAAAAGAAAACCTATCATCGAGGAGGGTTCAACCGAGGAGGCATTGGAGTTCGATAAATATATACGCTCCGGTATGTACACTAAGCGTGGTATAATGACTAAGCATACCAAGGCCAGAACGTACGAGTTCATTGAGGATAGTGCTATTGATTTCTATGCTGATCCCGGTCAGGCTATTGAAGTATATATCAGTAACATGACAACCGCTACTGAGACTATGCGTCTACTGGGCAGGAGATACGAGACCGACAATGGGCAGCTTATTTCTCCGAACCAAGATCGTCCCGGCGAACTAGGTTTACTGATTCAGGAATTACTTCAGAACGGGGAGATTGATTCGGAGCAAGCCTATGGAACCCTACCGGACTTAGCAAAGGTTATCCTGAATCCAATAATGAAGGAGAACTCATTGCTGGCCAGCATGCGTACCTTCAGCTACTTCACTTTACTGGTTGAGCCAACCACAACTATCTCCCAGATTTTTGACCTACCATTTCAGATGTACCAAAACGGATTCTTCCGTACTATTAGATCATTGCTCGGCGGCAAGGAGTTCCGTCTAGAGGACGTAGGAATCAGCAAGGATGATATTGGTGCTGAGTTCCGGAACGAAAAAAAGTTATTGTCGGATGCGCTCCGGATTGGGCTAAAGGCAACAGGGTTTTCCCGGATGGACCAACTAATGAAGGAGACAACATTGAGTGCGAACTACAAGCGCATCAGGAGTCTATCCCGTGGTTACTTAAAGAATCGTAATTCAAAAAATTCAGTTAAGCTTAAAACCGAATTGGATTTTATACTCGGGGATGATGCGGATGCAGCCATAGCTGCTTTTGCAAAAGGGGATCGAGATAATCCGTTTGTTCGTGAGGTTCTTTTGCGTAAGTTATTGGAGTTCCAGCCAGTGAATAGGCTCGAGATGCCGCTAGCTGTGAGCGATGATCCGAACCTGCGTATGCTCTACACCATGAAGTCATTCATGATTAAACAGCTTGCCTTCGTGAAGAATAATATGCTCAATGACATTGCGCAGGGTATTGGTACAGGCAACGCCGCACAAGCCCTTCGTGGTTCAACGGAGTTAGCTAAACTTATGTTCTTCATGTTAATGGTGGGGATGCCAGCGGACGCACTCAAGGACTTCCTTGCCGGACGGGCTGGGTACTTCAGTGATTACATGTTCAATGGGGTTGCCCGTTTGTTCGGCATCAGCCGTTACCAAACTTTTGTGGCACGAAAAGAAGGCATAGGTCAGGCGGCTTTTGATTTCATAACTCCAGTAGGAATACAGCAAATCGTGGATAACACTGCTGCCGTGCAGCGTGTCCTGTCCGAGAAACGTGCAATCACGGATAGTAAATTGGTTACACTTGCCCCGATGTCGGATGTATTAAATAGATTATTTGGATTCAGTAGAGCGGGGGAACAACGTGAGTTCCAGCGAAGGCTGAGGGAGGGAGAGCTTCCAACGTTTATACCTCCGGGTGCTTTATAAAAAAACCCCACCCCCCCGTATGAGCAGGAGGATGGGGTCACCACCAATCGAGGCCCACAACGGGAACACACACCCGGCCTCGGAAATATTATACAGTATACGTACTCAGTAGTTCTTTGAGTCTACGCTTTTCGTCCTGTAGTTCCTTTCGTTGCTCGGTCATACGCTCGATGCGGTACGATAGGATACGGGACTCATTGCGGATCATTTCGATCTGAGTCTGTATGCGTTCTAGGTTTTCATTCATAAATGCAAGCTAGGTATTTGTGTTTAATTTGTCAAGTTAGAGGTTGGTGGAGGTGGCTGGAGTCGAACCAGCGTCCTTAACCGAGGTTAAGTCGAAATCCCTGCACCCCCTTGTTTGTATTCCGGTAAGCCGAACTGCTTTCTCCACTTGGTGTACGACGAATGCGCTACATCGCAGCACTCACAAGCCAGTCGATAGGTGTACCCATCATTACGCAGCCCGTCCACCTTCTCAATAAGTTGTAACTTCTGTTCATCAGTCAGCCGGGGGCTGGGCCTTCTTTGGCCCGTTGGGATTGTCCACTCAGCCGTGCCGTACTCCTCCTCCATGTACTCGATGTCCTCGATTTCTTTTTTGATTCTCTCGTGCGCCCAGTCCAGAAATTTACCCTGCTGGCTCCTGTCGTTGAAGAATAATTCGTCATTGATATGCATTACATAAACCTTCCTGTTTGGTGATAGAATTTTAAATAGTCCCCAACGTCACGTTCACCCTCACGATTCTTTGCTATTTTGTAAGAGAGTCCGGTGTAAGGGCCTCGGTAATCTTTGTCCTTGCTGGATTCAACATCTCCCTTGTGAGGCCACATAAGCATCACGATGTCGGCATCGTTCTCAATATCTCCGGAGTCCTTGAGGTCGTACAGGCTTAGGCCTGTCTCCCTCTTGGCTCCTTCACGATTTACCTGAGCGAGCAGTACGATTGAGACGTTGAGGTCCAGTGCTATCTCTTTGATCCTGTGGCTGATGCCAGCGATCCCCTCTGCCTTGCTTAACTTTGAGTTAAAACCGATCAGTTGGAGGTAGTCAATGACGATGAGCTTAACGCCCTTCTTCCTGACTAGGTATCTGGCCTGACTGGCGAGGTCATCAGCACCCTTGGCTGAATGAACAGTACTGATAGGTAGCCCCGCTAATCGGTCAGTCGCTTCACTGAAGGCTGTGATGTCCTGCGGTGTAGCGTAACCCTGCTCAATGGAACGGATGTTCACTCCTGATATGGACTGAACCATACGCTTCATCAGTTGTTTCTGTGGCATCTCGAAGGAGAAGTAAGCAACGGGTGTCCCTTGGTCGATCATAGTTCTCGCTGTAATGTACAGTGCGAGTGCTGACTTCCCGCAGGAGGTGGGTGCTGCAAGTGTAAGCACTTCCCCGGCGGCGATTCCCCCGTTTCCTAGCAACCCGTCCAGCCTGCCGACATTTGTTTTGACTACATCGGCTACGTACTCACCGGACTGCATTAGTTCGATGTCCGATACGATGGAGTCCAAGGACTCCTTGACGCTGTACCGAACTGAGTCACGTGAATTAATCTCGAGGACATTGGTCTCGAGTTCGGACCGAATGTCATTGAACTCATGGCCCTCGTTGGTCGCCTTCTCCTGAGCGATCCGGCACTCCCGGATAAGTTTTCTCAGGTTCGACTTCTCGGCTACCAGCCTAGCGTAATGCAGGGCCTGTGACTCCGTTGTAGCGGAGTCCATGAGGGATACGATACCTGTTACTCCCCCGATCTCATCCAGCGTATTTGACCCCTTCAGGGCCTCGCAAAGGTGGATCTCGTCGAGGGGCAACCCAGTGTTGGCCAGCTTGTGGAGAGCTTCCCAGAGGAACCTCCCACGTGCTGAATAAAAATCGCCAGCGTTGACGATGGTTGATGCGGTGTCGAAGACTGACGAATCGGATGCATCCAGACAGGATGCGATCAGGCTAGTCTCGGCTTCTAAGTTATGCGGTGGTGCGTTCTCTTCGTTCATCCTGAAGTATCTCCATGATTGAACGTAAGCACTGACCAAGAGCTTTGTATTTCACCTGCACTTCTGGAGTGAACTTGTACGAATCAATTGAATCGTAAA